GTGGTTTAAGCAAATGCCCGATGGACCAAGAAAAGACGCTATTGTTAATATTCACTTTAACTTAGGACAAACTACATTTTCTAAGTTTCAAAAGTCAATCGCTTGTTTAGAAAACAGCGATTGGGATGGCGCAGCCGCTGAATTTCTTGATAGCCTATGGGCGCGTCAAGTGAAGGGCAGGGCTTTAGAGCTTACTGACCAAATAAAAACAAACGAGTATCTGGACTAATGGCTTATTTTCGATTAGCACTGGCAGCAGGAATTGATAAACAAAACACTGAGTATGGTGCGGAAGGCGGCTGGACTGATTGTGATAACGTGCGTTTTCGTTTTGGACTTCCAGAAAAAATAGGAGGATGGCAAGAGTTTGGAGATCTTTCAGACGTTTATCTTGTAGGCCAACCCTCAGACATAATTACGTGGACAAGTTTGACAGGTGTGCCGCATGTCATGGTAGGCACTCACAAAAAGTTGTATGTAAGCACAGGAGGCGCATGGTCTGATGTTACTCCAATAAGGGCAACAACAGCAGCGGGAGATGTCACTTTTTCTGCATCTAATGGCTCTGCAATTATTACAGTGACAGACACAGCTCACGACGCACTAGAAGGCGATTTTGTGACGTATTCAGGCGCAGTAAGCTTGGGAGGCAACATTACAGCCGATTTGTTGAACGCTGAATATGAGGTTACAGAAGTCCTTACGGCAAACACTTACACGATTACGGCTTCAATAGCAGCAAACGCCTCCGATACAGGCAACGGCGGCTCTTCTGTTGTAGGCGTTTATCAAATAAACGTAGGAGAAGCTTTTGGTTTTTTTGATTTCGGATGGGGCACTGGAACATGGGGAGCTTCTACGTGGGGAACTCCGCGCTCAGGCGTAACAGGGGTTAGTTTAGACGACCGGATATGGCAACTCGACCTTTTTGGTGAAGATGTTATTTGCCAATTACGGGATGGTAAAATCTTTCGTTGGGACCTTTCAGCCGGAACAACTACAAGAGCGACACAGGTAACAGGAGCACCTACAAAGAGTAAATATGCTTTGGTCAGTTCTCCCGACAGGCATTTAGTGTTGTTAGGTACAGAGACAACTATAGGCGATCCTACGACTCAAGACCCTATGTTTGTAAGATTCTCAGACCAAGAGGATATTAACACGTTCGCTGAAAGTGCTACCAACACCGCTGGAGGCCAAAGACTTACTGATGGTAACGAAATAGTCACAGCAATCCGTTCTCGTGGACAATTGCTTATTATTACGGACACTTCATTGCACGGTATGCAATATATAGGTCCTCCCTACACGTTTGGCTTTACACAATTAGGGGCTAACTGTGGGTGTTCAGGACCTCATGCAGCGATAGACGTGAATGGGGTGGCCTTTTGGATGGGCATAGAAGCCTTCTATCTATTTGACGGCACAGTTAAAAAACTGCCTTCTACTGTGCAAGACTATGTGTTTGAAGACATAAACCTTGTACAACGAAATAAGTTTTATGCAGGATTAAATAGTCAGTTTAATGAGGTAACATGGTTTTACTGTTCATCAAGCAGTGACTATGTTGACCGTTGTGTAACTTATAACTATGTGGAAAACGTTTGGTCAATAGGGACGTTATCAAGGACCACTTGGCAAGATTACGGGGCTTATGATAATCCTTTAGCTACTGAATACGATCCTACAGGCACAGAGGATACGATCACTACTATTTATGGCTTAACAGCCGGACGCGCTCAAGTGTATGAGCAGGAAAAAGGCATAAATGCCAACGGTCAACCCATCTCGGCGTTTATTACGTCAGGTTATTTTGACATAGGAGATGGGGATAATATGATGTACATGAAACGTTTTATTCCTGATTTTAAAGACCAACAGGGCGACTTAACAGTAAATTTGTTTCTCAGGGCCTATCCTCAGTCAACGGCAACAAACAGTTCACTGGACCCTTATACTGTGTCCCCAACAACACAAAAGATAGACACAAGAGCGAGAGGACGACAGATTTCACTTAAAATAACCAGTAGCGCCCTTGATACCGACTGGCGATACGGTACGTTGCGTGTAGATATTCAACCGGATGGAATAAGATGAGCAAGATCACTAATGTACGTTTACCTAACATGACCTCTCCTGAGTACGATGCTCAACAGTTTAATCAGTTAGTAAGGTCCTTGGAGCAGATTGTGCTTCAATTAAACAGTTCATATACGTCCTATGTGTCAGAAAACAAAGACACAGGGCGAACATGGTTTGGAATTTAGATGTCAGATAGGTTTTTACAGAAAAACGTTATACCTTCAGCGGCTACCGAAACTACTATGTATACGGTCCCCGCTGCAACGACGGCGATTTTAAAAAGTCTGCGGGTGACAAATGCAAACGCCTCGTCAAGCGATATTACGGTTATTCAGAACGATAGCGGAAGCAGCACAGACCATTATTTGCATAAAGAACAAGCACTTGTGGCTGATGCAACGACAGATGTGTTTGCTGGAGTGCCTCTTGTTTTGGAAGCTGGCGATAAGTTAAATGTAATTTCTTCACAAGCGACAGTGCATTTTTATCTCTCGTATTTGGAAGTGGACAGAAATTAGGTTTTTTTAGATAATGCTGTATTCGCGTTTCCCGCGCGCGGTCCCATGAGACCTAACATAAAGGTAATTTTACATGGCAGAAGCAATGTCGGGAATAGCGGGACTCCCAACCCAAACCGCTCCACAAACTCCTAACAACGGCATGACGCCGGAAAATCTTGCTGCGTTTGAACAAATGCGGCAGGAAATACCTCCTTCTGAGTTTTCGGAGGACCTTCTAAGCACGGCAGCAGAGGCCGATCCGGTTGCTGTTGCAGAGTTTAAAGCGGAACTTAGGGATCAAAATTTACCTCCAGAAGTCCTAGACCTGTTAAATCAGATGGTCGATGAGATACTGGCTATGCCTGAGCAATATGCACAGATACGTGCAAAATATATGGCTCAGGATATTCCTGAAGAGCTTTTACCTCCTACTTTTGATGCGGAGTTCTTTTCCGCACTTAATCTTGCTTTAGATGAAATGCGTGCTTCTACGGGAACACCGTTGCCTCCACAGGGGTTTGCAGCAGGTGGGCTTGCTACGTTACGCCCAATAGCCGCAGCAATGGCCGATCAAGGCAGATACGGCGATACCATGCTGGCACACATCTCTCCACGAGAAGCGAGAGTCTTGAGGCAAATGGGAGGAAGCGGCAGCATCAACCCAAATACCGGACTACCTGAGTTTTTTATTAAAAAGCTTTTTAAGGGGATAGGTAAGGCGCTTAAAAGCATTGGAAGAGCTGTTAAAAAATTTGCTAAGTCCAAAGTTGGCCGCATTGTTACAACCTTAGCTCTTGCTTTTGTGCTTGGACCTGCCGCTGCAACAGCGATGGGAGTCAGCTCTACTGTCGGAGTAGCCGCTGTGTCTGGGTTCATTGGAAGTGCAGGCTCTACTTTATTAGCAGGCGGTAACCTTAAAGACGCGCTCAAAGCAGGTGCTATTGGCGGTTTGGCAGGAGGCGCAGGCGCAGGCATCTTTGGTGGTGCTGAAGCGTTTCAAGCGGGAAGCTACACTGGACCTACCACTGTGGGTGGCCAGTTACAGAAAGCAAAAGATTTTTTTACTGGGGGAGGAGGCACAGAAGCACCTGCCGTAGACACAGGTCTTGAGGACGTAGGGTCACAGGCCACTGATATTGTTACAGAAACCGTGACTGATGCGGTTGACCCTGTATTGGTTGATCCGGGCATTCCAGCGCCATCAAGCGCGGAAATTGGTAGGACCTCGTTGATGCCTACCTCTCAACTGCCTGCTAATCCACCATTAACGGGATTAAATGAAGCGACTAAACTTGCTATGCAAGGAGATCCGGGTCAACCCTTTAGGTTTTATGAAGCAGGGAGAGGTGCTGCTGATGCGGGTGTAGCCAGTCTACCTGTGGGTTCCGTTGACCCAGTAGGAGGGTTACCTTTTGATCTGACTAACCAAGTAGGCGGTGACCTGAGCAGAAAAGTTGTTGAAGAAAGTGTTGGAAAGATTGTCCCAGATAGAAATTTATTTCAAAGAGGATTGGACAAGATTTTGCCGAATCGTATTGAAGCGGCGGCAAAGTCGTCTTCTATTGAAGCTTTTAAGCCTGCTTATGATCAAATGTATCAGTCTGTTGTAGGGACTGTAGGAGAAGAGCAAGCAAAATTGTTAGCTCAGAAAGCGGGTACGGACGCTATGGCTGCGGCGGCAAAAGTTGGGCCTCTCGCCAAATATGGTCCTCTCGCAGCAGTGGGCATAGGTGGACTTGCTCTTACAGGCGGTCTTGGTGGCGAGGAAGCAGAACCTCCACCGGGCTTTGAGGATATGGCGGCAGGCAAAAGCCCCGGTATGGAACTATTACGACAATACCCCAACCTTTATGGTTTAAATTTTGGTGGAGTCAACACATTAACGTCGTCAGGCTATAACCCTTACGGGTATGCGAAAGGCGGCACAGCAAAGTTTCCAAAAAAGAACGGAGCTATCAATGGGCCGGGAACTGGAACGTCTGACGATATTCCAGCAATGCTCAGTGACGGCGAATTTGTATTTACGGCTAAGGCTGTGAGAAACATGGGCGACGGATCACGGCGCAAAGGGGCAAAAAGAATGTACGCTCTTATGAGAAAACTGGAGGGTCGCAGCAATGTCTGACAATATGACATATACCACGCAATATGTGCGTGAAGCCCCAGAGGTAGAAGCCTATAAACTTGGTCTTTTGCAAGAAGCACAAAGGCTGTATCAAACCCCTATGGGACTCCCTGCTGTTGAAGCAGCGGGTCTTTCAATGGGAGAACAACAGGCGTTAGACCTTGCAAAGCAAGGCGTAGGTTCTTTTGAACCCTACCTACAAGCAGGCTCTCAAGGTATTACTCAAGGGATGGACCTCACTCAGCGTGGGGCATTGTCCGCAGGAGCAGTTCAAACGGCTCCTCAATTCCAAAGCGCACAAAACATGCTTGCTCGTGCAGCTCCTGTGTTAGGACAGGGCATAGGCGGTATTTTAGGATCAGCTCAAAGCTACGATCCAAGTGGTGCATCGTCTTTTATGAACCCTTACCAACAGGAAGTAACGCAGGGCGCGCTCAAGGAGATGCGCCGACAAGCAGACATGACTCGTAATCAAAATGCTGCTCAGGCTGTGGCTTCTGGGGCCTTTGGAGGCACGCGGGAAGGTGTTCAAAGAGCAGAGTTTGACCGAGGTGTGCAGGACTTGATGTCTCAAAGGATCATGCAAGATTACGCGCAGAACTATTTACAGGCACAACAAGCCGCGCAGAACGCTTTTGAATCGCAACAAGGCAGGCAATTGGCCGGAGGGCAAGCGTTAGGGCAGGCAGGAATGCAGTTTGCTAACCTTGCACAAGGCATAGGTGGTTTGACCGCTCAACAGGCAGGTATAGATCTTTCCAAGGCACAGGCT